ATAAAAGTCATATACCCCATATTCGTTTTTCCATGCGAACCTTATGCCCTCATATCCACATGCAGCTTCGGTTTTATTTAACCTAAATTGGTCCCATATTGCCGTTGTATCTAATGCAGGTGCAATACTTGATTGACCATATAGTGTTGCAATAGCATAACTCCAATTTAATGCTCTCCATGATGCATGTTGTGCCGGCCCTATTAAAGCACCCATTAAAGAATAGGTTGTTCCAGCGCTTGTGCTCGAATAGTTTGATTGTGCCGTTGCATCACTCCATAACACATTACTAGCTGCACGAGGACCACCACCAGCACCACCACCTGTTATATTATATTGTGTTATCGTTAATAATAAGGTATTTGAGCTATCATATACTTTTATATCATATGCGTATATGTCCTGCGCCTGATTGGTTGTTACAAAAGTAGTATCTTCATTGCCCTGCAAAAACGAAACGGCCAGCAGCTCATCATTTCTTATAGAAGCTGTGCGAGGCATATCAGTTAAACATACCTGCCTCTTAAATACATTCGTTCCTGCTGTTGGTGTTGGTGTTGTCGGAAACCATTTAGTTGTTGATACCCAGTTATATGATGTCGCTGCTGCGGTTAATTTATCATTTGGGTCTGCTAAACCATTCCATACGAAGTAAAAGTTTGAACCACTAACCGCTGGGCTACCTGCTGTATTGGAGTTACCTGGATATACGGCTACTGATGATGATGGAGATGCTCCCCACTCTTCACCCCACCTAACAATATACCGCATCGCTTCAGTAGATGAGCGTGTCCATAATGAGGTGTTACTGACAGGAGTTGGTACCGGGTCAGTTAATTGCGCTTGTAATACCGATGCAATATCAAATATGGCGTTACCTGATGCATTGGGTTGTTGTTTTATCCGTTGCAAGCGCACCGTTGGAGCATTTCTATTGAATATATCAGCTACTGCTCTAAATTGCGCATTTGATGATGAATTTGATGTTACTTGGAATATGTTAGTATTGTTCGCTACCCCAGTAAATGCTGCTTGTTTTGCTATTGTTATTGCCATTCTATTTTCCTGTTTTTAATACAGTTCCTTCTATATCTTGTTTAATACGCTTCATCATATCAATTGCACCCTTATTTGCGATATTTTTCATGTTATTATCCAGCGCACTTCGTAGAGATGACTTGATAAATGGTTTTGCTTTCTTAAATCGTTGCCCTTTTGCACCAATACTCCTTGCTATTAACCATGCAAATTGAGTATCTTTCATGCCTGATGGTATTGATATGCGCTTTTCTTTTATCCACTCCAATATTGAACTTACAGGAGGTCGTCTACCCGGCCCACGTTTTGCCCCATCATCCACCCAAAAGCCATATTGGAGCATTTCAACCGAAACAGTTATCTTATTTTGCTGCTCAGTTGGGGTTACTAATTTAAGTGACCTGGCTAATCTACCTGTGTTATATGAACCATTGCTTTTCAATTTTGCAATAGCATACTCCACATAATCATCAGCTAGCTGCTCTAGCGCTGGGGTTAGTTGTGTCCAATTGATGTATCCCATTATTATACCTCAGGATATGCGCAGTAATCTAATACGCCTGTATCAGTATAATTTACGGTTGCAACCCAGCCAAATGCTCTATCGTTGAACGCTTCACTTACTGGTGTTATATTGGACAAGGTTATAAATTCTCGTTGTTGTTGACTTCCCAAGTTCATATACCCTATTATATCATATATGTATTGCTCGGTGTTGGACATGATTGATAACCGGTTCGACTCATCCAATGGTGGCACATCAAGCGAATATAGCTCGAATGTTAAGGTGCGTGTGCCTGATGTTCCAATAGTATTTAAGTTCATACCTGGCGATGTTATGGGACGCAAGTAGATGTATGGATATACCACATTTTGCGATGTAGCATCCAAGTCCTCTAAATCACCCTCATAAAAGGTATTTATAGAAGCATGTCCCAATGATGCTGATTGGAACCTGGCTACTACCTGTGCGTAATTATTCATCTTCGTCTGTCGCTTCTTCGGTTACTTCTTCGGTTACTTCTTCCACTGTAATAGCTATTGGTTCAATTGGTGTATATATACCAATGCCATTAGCTTGGACATCAGCTATCAAGTCTAGCGAACAACCTAATAGTGCAGCTACTTTATTGGCATCATAACCACTATTTAACCAGTTTTGTATGCGTTCTCTTAGTATGTAATCGGCGGGTGGGCAGTTAATGCACATAATTTTTCCTTTCTAAATAATTTTGTCTTGATTTTTTACATTTTTCGATGTACTCTGGATTTTGATTTCGTATATTTGCGGATATACGCATTTTTTCTATTGTTTCTTTACTGTGTTTTTTACCTGTCATTGCAGCAGCTCGTTTTGCTACATGCTCTTCACTTTGCTTTATACCTTTATTGGAAGCAGGTTTACCTTTTTTTGCTTTTTTCATATTATATAATGACTCTGATGTATGTTTCCAACCATTTACTCCTTCGCCACCATCAGTAAGATTTACCAACTCACCCTTGCCTAAATCATACCGGCCATAAAAGTTTATCAGGTATTGCTCTACTTTACAAGCTTCTTCGCGGCTTATACCCTCATATATAATATCAACAGTATAACCATGCTTTTCGACTATATGCTTCCAATATGGTGTTCTACCCATTTTGCTATAAGCACGCTTATTTGTCTTACCTATACCAACATAAAAGGGTGTATTGGTGTCATTTCGTAAGTGTCTATATACTGTTGCCATCTTATTTAAGTTTTCTTTTGTTAATACTTCGTTTTTCTTGTTGTCTTTTTATATAGTTTATATCCTTTTCATGTGCTAAATAATTCAGCACAAATATGTAATTCAAATCTGTAATACGCTTATCCCCTGTGATGCTAAGGATGGGAGTTGTCGCGAGGTGGCAAATAGTTGAAAACCATCCCCAATGTCGCTTATATGACCTCTCATCATTGATTTCATCTGGGAGGGTGTATCCATCATCACCTTCATCCTCTCCTTCGGTGTTTTGGCTTGTAAATAGAGCTGCATACTTGGACCCATTAAGCTTATTTGATGCAAAAAAAAAGAGAGTGCTCCCATAGCAAATGCGACCGGTAATCCATTCATTCGTTCAGAGTTTGCAATAGCTGTTGAATAGTTATATGGCTCCAATTCATAATAGTCCCATAAGTTCGTCAGTTGCTTCCTACCAACATTATATCCATTGACCACCTTATACTTCAAGCTATTCAATTGGTGCTTTTTAATAGGCCTGTAAAGCAATGCAGTTATCAATGGCAAGTTCGTTTGGGTATCCTTAGTCATCTTTTCTAAGTCCACATATTCACCTAAGCTCATTTTCGATATGTCAATGTACCCATGCAGCACATCATCTATCATAATAAGTGGGTAAAACTGCGGTGCTGCTGTGTTTGCGAATACCTCTGATAATTTACCATATTCATTCAGCACTTCACCTTTTGGTAGCGCTCGTAATTCATCAATTGTTATGCCCTTATAGTATGACATAAAATGCTCACAGCGCTCTAATTGTGTTGCATCATCACCTAATTCATTCCACTTAGTAAAATCTGATATGCTAAAATATTCCTTCATTTATTTCTCCTTTATAATAAATAGTGTATTTTCGTTTATTTCCCACATAAAAAGCATAAAAAAGGGGCCCGAATGATTGGCCCCTCTAACCCTTACAAAACATGAATATTAGGAGAAGTAATGCGTGTGGTAGTTAAACAGTAGTTTTGTATCCCTTCAGTCGGTTATAAATATCATTCTCTATCTTAAAAAACGTGAGTTCTGACCAATATATAAAGTTTTGCCTGAGCTACCAAATATTTCATTTCGTGCTAAATTAGCCATCCAAATAGCATCTACTATATCATCATGCCCTGATGGTGGATGTGAGAACGATATATTACCTGTTGCGTTTATCTTATAGGTATATGCTGATAATTCATTGTAACATTCAGGCATTAAGCGCTTTGAAGGTAATAGTATATCTCCATTCTCAATAGATGATATAAGTTTC